GAATAGGTTCACTGTCTTGCCTAACAATTCCAATGCCCTAACTCTAGTGCTGTCACTGTCTGCTTCCTTAGACTCTCTCATAAGCTGTTCAAGAACATAACTCCTTGTTCGAGTAGTGGAAGCTACTGCATTGACCTCTCTACGTTCTAATCCCTTAGTGATGCTTATTGATATCTTAGGGTTAGCCATGAGCCTACTAGCTTCGACCTCTACCCATTTAGGTATCTTCCCTTGCTTCGTTAGAGTGACATCATAAACATCTGCATAGACTTCTTTAAAGCTACCCAACTTCCCTTTAACAATTCCATTTACAAATGCCCTCTGCTTAATCGTGAGATCATCTTCTTTTTTAATGAGTTTTAGCTTTGGTTTTTTGTCCTGAGATTTATCTTTATCCATAGAAATATTATCTACCAGTAAAGAGTGTTTCGTAATGCCCTCATTCTGCTATCTAATAAAGTGAGATAGATGATGATTTAATTGATGCAATTTTCTACCAGTAATATATACTGTCTTTAGACCAAATGGATTATGTCTTTAAAAGATTCGCTACCGCCTACGAAGGTTCTCTAAAGGATTAAAGGTAAAGGTTCTAGGAACATATGTTCAGACGACTGGTAGAGATAACCATTAAGTGAGAAGCCAGTTTGAATCGCCTTAAAAGTGCTAGGTGTCGAGAGGGCAGACTTCAAGGGAAGCAAGGCTACGAGAGTTTAAACAAGACGACTAAATTCCAACTGGGATAAATTGTATCGACCTATTTTGATTTTAGGTATCGAGTGAGATTAAAGAGGTGCAATTTTGAAACCTTGGGGACAGTCCTCCAACTGTCTGTGAATTAACACACTGAAGAGAATCCTATTATGGGGTTCAAGAAACAATTACTTGGAGGTAATTATGTATTTATTGAATAAAGAGAATGACGAATCTGTCGTGGACAATTTCAATGGTGAAGAAACTATTATTAGTGGCTACCAAGGTGGCTATGAATATAGAAAAATCATCAAGGGAAAAGTCACTGACAATCTCAACAATGGTGTTTCAATTTTGAAACCAATTGCTTGGATAAACAATTCAAAATTTGTTAAACCAACTCAAATAAGTTTAGCTTTTGAGACTGCAATTGATAATAGGATTCGTTCTCTCATTTAAACCAACTGATGATGACCTTTGAAATAAGGTCGAAAACTTAAACTAGGTAGCAGTAATGCCCTTGCCCTTTCGAGGGGTTCTTGGTGTTCACAATGTCGTGAACAACTTTATGACCTTGGGGGGTCTTAATTATGGAAAAGAAATATCAAGCTAATCATTCTTTAAAAGTTAATGATTATGTAAAAGTAATGACTACAAAAAACAGTAGTGATTATTCAGCACAGCAAGAAAATATGGTTCTTGCTGTTGGATATGTTAAAAGCATAATTGAAAAAAGTGAAAAGAAAAATCTGCATTACATGGAGGTTGAATCCATAACTAATAAAATTGAGGGAGATGGGAAAACTCATTCATTTAGATATTGGATAAATAGCGATTGGAATACATTTTGGTTTGAGAAAATAGATGTATAAATAAACCAACTGACGAGTCTGTGAAACTCAGACGAAACTAGATAGCATTTTGTTATCTAGTCTTGGTGTTGAATGGTGGATAAATATTTTTATTTACCAGTCAACGAAACTAACTTGTACATACAAAAGATGGAGGTCTTATTATGAAAACAAGTATAGCTATGCTGATGATGAAATCAGTATTAAAGGGTCTCAATACACCATTCCTTTTAGGAGGAACTGGTATTGGGAAATCTGCAATTGTTCGAGCATTGGCTGAAGATTTAGCTGATGATCGCAAATTGGTCGAAGATAAAATTAATCCAAAAGAGAATGAGTTTGGGTTCATGGATTTTCGATTGAGCCTTTATGAATCTCACGATTTATCAGGGTTGCCATTTATCGAAGCGAAGAAACAAAAGAGAGCCTTTTTAGGTAATCTTCCTGAGAGTGGCGAGGGCATATTATTCTTAGATGAATATGCTCAATGTCATCCCTCACTTCAGGCGATATGTGGACAATTGCTTTATGAGAAAAAGATAGGCGAGTATTACTTACCAAAAGGTTGGCAAATAATCGTTGCTGGGAATAGATCAACTGATCGTGCGGGTAGCAACAAACTACCTAGCCATGTTGTTGGTCGATGCACCATGATTAATGTTGAATCCAATGTTAATGACTGGCTATCGTGGGCGGTGAAAAATGATGTGCATCCTGATATTTTAGGGTTCATTAATTTTCAGCCTGATTATCTCTATGACTTTGACCCCAAAGTCTTAACTCCTCAGCCAAGTCCAAGAGCATGGACAAGGTTGAGTGATACTTTAAATGTCGAACCTCCTGAAGAGATTATTCAGGAAATTGCTAATGGCGATATTGGTGAAACTGCGAGTATCGAATTTATATCTTTTCGATCTTTAGCTAAAGATGTACTTCCAAGTATTCCAAAAATACTGAAAGGCGAAGATGTAGATATCCCTGATTCACTAGGTCTGCAATATGCGACTTGTGTTTCATTGATGAGTGCCATTAAAGAGTGCAAAGATAATTTGCTTGATGACTGGTTCTCAAATGCTGTCGATTATGTAGAGAAACTTCCTACTCCTGAGTTTGGAATTTTCTTTGTTAAGTCGATGGTAGGTGCTAGACCTGATGTGGTTGAATCTGCTAGATATAGCAAATTCAAAATCAAGCATCAAGACTTAGAAGTCTAGGTACTGGAGGAGAGCAGAATTTATATGACTGGTAAAATATATTTTCTGCTCTGCTGTCGTGAGATGTTTTTTCTCACCTGATGACCACGAAAGTGGAGTTCATTTACTAGGTTGTAGATGAACTGATCATTAAGATCGAAACAGCAATTTTCTAAATTAGATGGAGGTCTTATTATGAAAAATGATGATAAAAAACTAAGTGCTACTTTGCACAAAACTGCCACACTGGTTCGCCTAACAGCGAAACATCCTAGTGGTATCAAGGTAAACAAAGCACTTAGAAGAAAAGTGGCTGAAGAGCATGGATTGGCTGATGAGAAATTAGTTAATCCTCAACTTCATGTCTTTGGTGAAGATATTAATAAATATTTTCGTTCAATCTTAAATGGAATCAGAAATGATTTTTATTATAGATTGACTCTTCCTTGGAGTGATAATTCTAGGGATAGCGAGGGCAATTCTGCGAGTGGTTGGAGACTATGTCCAAACACTAACCTTGAACAGCTTCAATCTGAAATAGATAAAGCCAAACAAGTGTGGGATAAAGAGGTTAATGCTTTTCTTAAAAGCTATCCTAAGAAGTATGAGAGTGCTGAGAGAAATCTTGGCGATCTATTCGAAGCTTGGAACATTCCTCAAGTCGAGGACATTGAAAGAAAATTCAGATTTGAATTTGAAATCACTGGTGTACCAACTTGGAATAGTAGCGACATACGATTGGGAGTTTCTGAGAAACTTGCAAAAAGGATAGAGCAACAAGCTATCTCTAGGTCAGAAAATAATATCAAAGAAGTGATCGATAAATGTATCGGAAACATCGTTGATAATGTGAATGATCTAGCAGATAAATTGCATGACTATGACCCTAAAAACAAACAAAAAGGTTTTTGGAATAAGTCTAGCTTCGACAAGTTAGAAACTTATCCTGAACAACTCGAAGTTTGGAACAGGGATATATTAGGCAATAGCGAACTGGTTGATGACTCTCGTCAAAAACTGGTGACACTGGTTGCTCGTATTAATGGTTTGAACAATGGCATTGATTCTTTAAAAGATGACGATGACATTGCTGAAAAGCAACGAAAAGATATTTCAAAAGAATTGAAAGAATCTGTCGAGTCTATCTCTGTAGATGACCTTTTAGGTCAAATTTATAGTGGTGACAAAAATGACTGATGCTTTAAACAAAATCATTAAGGCTAGATCAAAACTAATGAAAGGTAATGTGGGGATGGCTACCATCCTCCTACACCTTGA